ATCGCGGCGCATCTCTTCCTTGGCGGTCCAGATGCGCTCCCGAATTTCCGAGAGTTCGTTTCCCGAGATGATCGCGCGGAGGCCTGCAACGAGTTTCCCCGTTTTGCTGTTGAAGTCCAGCGGCCCATCGGGAAGGTACAGCAATGTGCCGGTGTCCTGGAAAACTTGGAATAGCACGTAGTCGCCGAAGTTGTCGGGCCGCATGACGCGGGAGAACTCGCGCACCACCACGCCTTTGATATCTGGGGACTCGATGAGCCGGAGCAGGTCCTGCATCTCGGGAGTGCGGAGCACCGCGGTGCCGGAGACATCCGACAGTTCGACGGACTTGATGATCGTAAGATCGTAGGCCGCCGCGGTCTTGCGGTTCACCGCACGCTGCGCGGGGATGCTCGCGCGGTCGTCGGCCGCCTGCTCGGATGTAGAGACCCGGATGAGCTCAATGACTTTTTTCACGCGGCTCCTCCTCGATCTTTTCTTCGACTCCCACAATTTCCCCGACGTGCTTCAGGACCCCGTCGAGGTCGTGCGCTTCATAGGCGGTTCGCAGGTTTGTGAGGATTCGCTGTCGCTCTCTGCCGATTTCCACGAGAGCATCGATGAGACCGGGCTGGTGCGTTTGAGACATGGACTTGACCTTTCCTTTTGCTTCTCAGCAGAAACCGTTGCGGGGGGAATGAGAGAAAGTTGCGATCGGTTTCGACTGAGTTTTTCTGCTTTCTTGCGAAAGGGTTGTGGACGTTACTATTACTCAGGAATGTCTGTCAAGAGAAATAGTACAGAACTCGCCTATAACCCCAGTGATTACATAAGTTTAAGTACTTTAAGTCACTCCCAAGGCAATGTTGGACGAAAGGTAACGTCACTTGACGTGACCCGCGCCGGCGAGAAGCGCGATGGCGATGCCGCCTCCGATCACCAAGTACTTTCCCGCCTTTTTAATCCGCTGCAGCTTGCTTCCGCCCTTCGCCGCCGTCACCGCCTCGTCACGCTCCTTCACGAGACCGCCGATTTTTACGGCATCGTCGGCCTTGTCCTGCTGAAGCACGAGGACCTTCGCCTGGCATTCCTTGCAGGTCGCCGCGAAATCGAAAAGCGGCTTCAGATCCGCCGCCGGGATCGTGGCAGTCGCCGCCGGTTGGATCCCCGCGACATTTGGGTTCCCCTGTAGCAGCGCCGCCGGCAGATTGAGCGTAATGGGTTGGGGAAGGGGAAGTACCGTGGGCATCGCCTGAATCACCTGTGTAGGCGTCTGGGTGCGTTTCTTGAGGTCCTCGAGCTGCGCGAGCGAATCCCGGAGAGCCGCCGCGCGAGCGTCCTCCCGCTTGGCGGCTTCGGCAATAATGGAGTTCTGGGCATCGAGAGTGGCCTTCAGCCGGATGCCCTCCTCGCGCGACCCGATCCATGAACCGCCGATGATGCCGATCACCACCAGCGCGACGAGCGTGCCCGCGAGTTCAAGTTTGTGTCTTAGGGTCAACATCCGGTCCTCCTGGCTGCGGCGGCAGGTTCTGCCCGAGCGCGTTCTCCTGGATCGCGTGCCCGAGCACGAGACCGCCGAGCGTTCCCATGAACCCGACGTAGACAGGGGTGAGCTTGCCGAGAAGAGCCATCACGTGCCCCGCGATGAAGAAAGCGATGAAGAACGCAGTCGACCTTCCGTGGGTGATCTGGAGGATTTTGTGCGTGAGATTGCGGAACCATCCGGTTTTCGGTGTCGTAGAAGGATCCATGCGGGTCACAGTTTCTTTTCGATGTCGTCGATGACAGTCGCGACCTTGGCCCTCGCCGTTTGGGTATCAGAATCAAAAGCGCTCTTGAGCCGCTTCGAAAAAGCTGCGAGTTCTTCCTTTGACGCTGCTTCCTTCGCCGCGAAGACCGCGTGGAAGACGGCTCCGACAACGATCCCTCCGAGCGAGCAGAGAACTGCCACGATGAGCATGTGCATTACGTTACCTCCTGTGAAGTGCCCGCCGCTGGCGGGGGATTTCTGAGCGCGGCCACGAGCCGCGTGACGGTGTCGATAAAGCGCGGCCAGCCGGTGAGGCCGCCGTTCACTTTGCGCCGGACCATCTCCCAATTCTGCTGGTCCGCGGCCGCGGGGACGCCGCGCTCGTGAAAGTACAAAGCGAGGATGTCGGCGGCGACGGCGGGATCGAGCGCCAGGTCGGGAGTGTTCTCGAGGTCCCGCCCGATTTCGGCGCCGAAATGCGCGTAGTCCCAGCGCCCCGTGATCTGGATGAACCCGCGGCCGCGAAACCTCACGCCGTCGCCGGGATTCGTATTGCCGAGGTCCTTCCTGTTTTCGTACAGATTTGTGAGATAGGTGGGCCCGCCCTGCTCTTTGATGGGACCGAACTTCCCCGTCTCGAGCGCCACCGTCGAGATCGCCGCGACAGCGCACAGCGATGAGTAGATTCCGCGCCTGTCGAGCGCCGCTTCGATGAGCGGCCAGTTCGCGCTGACGTTGACGAACGGACCGTAGGGCCCGAGGATCGCCGCGATGATTTCCGGTGATAGCGGGAAGTTCATTTGTGCCGCACGTAACCCTTCACCAGTTCGAAGGCCAGCATCACGATCACCGAGAGCAGAGCGGTCATGATCCAGTTCTTTATTTTTAGAACAGACCCCGAGCTCTCGAGGATGCGGATTTTGTCGTGAGCGGCCTTGATGTCCTGCGACGCCTTCACCATCTGCCCCTGGATGAGCAGCGCGTCCGATTCTGCTTTCCTGCGCTGTTCCAGTTGCACCGCCTCGAGCGTTTTCAGAACATAGAGCCGCTCGTCGCGCCACTCGCCGGACGTTTCGACAGGACTCATTTACCCACCTTCGCAATCGTCGCGTCGCACTCGAAGAGTTCGTCGGCGAGCTCTTTCATGCGCGTGGTGAGCGCTGTCGCCGCGGTCTTCCTGGCTTCATCGATTCTCGCGAGCAGCAATTCCCTCCTCAGAAATGGCTCGAGCGCCGCGCGGAAGTCGGCATAGTCCGGTTCCTTCCAACCTTGGCCGGTCCTCTCGAATTTGACCGCCATCTTCATCGTGAGCGAGCGCGCGACCGCAGCGATGCGGCCGGCCGGAGTGTCGTCGACGTTGTGCGTTCGTCCGTTCATGGCTCCACGAGATACGCCCCGTACACTTTCAACTGCACGCCTCCCGTGCTTCCCGGAATCTGGCAGATCGCCGAGATCTTCGCCGCCAGCGTCGGCGCCGACACGCCCGCCGAAACTGCCAGCGAAACGGTGTTCCTCGCCACTATTCCGGCGCCGGGTATCGCTGAAGCGAGCACTGTCTCGGTCCCTCCGATGAACGCGCTCACCTTCCACGCGGGAAGCGTTTGCGACGGCGCCACGAGATCGTTCTGCGTCACTTCGAAATCCACTTTGAGGTGACCCGTGCCGCCGGTCGTCCCGTTCATCAGGTTGGCTCTCACGGCGACCACGTCCCCTGGCGAACCGGAGCAAGTGAGCGTCGCGAAAGTCGTATCGTCTCCGTCGATGACGTTCGTCGGATTCAGGCAGATCCCGGTGAAGATGTCGTAGACCCCCGTCACCACGCTGCTCGACGCCCAGAATCCCGGCGGCCATCCGGTCGCCGGCTGCGTCGCGATGGCCTTCACCGTCGTCGTGGTGGTGATGGAGATCGGTCCGGTGTACAGCGTCGAGGCGGAGGTGGGCGTCGAGCCGTCGGTGGTGTACCGAATATCGAGGCCCTGGTCCTGCGTGAGCGTCACCGTTTGGGCTGCGGGATATTCACCGCCGCCCATGCCCGTCGGAGCGTCCGCGACGGCCGGGATCGACGCGAGCGTGAGCATGACCGCGTTCACGATGGAAGACGGATAAGACCAGATCGGAGTCTCCTGAAACGCGCCGCTGAAAAAGTTTGCGATGAGATCGAACGTCGCCTGCGAGCCGAGAACGTTGAGACTTCCGACGGCCGTCGTGTTCGGCACGTACTCTCGAGCCGACATTCCCGAGCAAGTCGGGTTGATGCTCCCGGAGCGCGTCGCGAACACCAGCAGCCCGTACTGCGTGACGTTGTGCGTCGAGCTGCCTCCCGCGGTCCTGATGAGATTCCCGTACGGAAAGGAAAAGTACGAGTCCCAGCCGATCCCCCAATTGATACCGGAAAGGTCGGGGATAAAAATCTCGCCGGCGTTCGGGGAGATTTCGTGGATTGAGATGAACATAAGGCCGGGAGCGTCGGCCGTCGCGACCACCGCGCCGTTCGCTCCGATTTTGGAGTAGGGAATGAAAAAGACCTGCGTGAGGATGTCCGCGCCCAGCCCGGCCCGCGACGCGACGCTCGGAGTCCACACGCCGTGCGCGGTGTCGTTCACGATGATCGTCGGATACGGCGTCGCGTTGTTGTTGGGATCGATCCACGTCACCGCCGCGAGCAACCCGGTGCCGCCGAGCAGCGCCGAAGTAAACGTCTCGGAGACCACGTCCCCGGACGCGGACATCGCACTTTTGGATTGCACGAACGAAACCATCAGAGCAGCAGGCCTCCGACTGCGATCGCGCTGAATTCATAGCGCCCGGGCGACGGTAGTGTCGTGGCGGGCCCGAACATCTTTGTCGACACCACCTGCGGGAAATAGCTAGCGAGCACGCCGACGTTCGAACGGATCTCGAGAGTCGTGAGCTTCGTGAAGTCGGCATCGTCGATGCCGCGCTGCACCGCGGTGTAGGTGAAGGCCTCGGCCGCGTCCACATTGACCGGAGCTCCGACGGCGACGCCGGCGATCTTCTTCTGCACGGTGAAGAATTGCCCGAGCTCGCCGGCGACGTCGGCCGCGTCCTGCTGAACAGTGAGCGCCTGCGTGAGCCGGTTCCTCGAGCTCCATGTGACGGTGAGATCTCCGGCGACCGTTGCTGGCCGAACTCCGTAGGCGTGCCCGTTCACGCTGATGTTCCCTGGCGGATACGGCCTGGCGTGCCTCGAGGCCGTGGCGAGCGTCACGTCGGACGCCGCGGAGACTGCCAGCTGGTCGACGGAGGTGTTCGGAGTGAAGCGCGCCGTCACGGTGAGATCCGCGACATAAGGCGTCGTTTGCGTCACGTTCGCGCCGAGCGAGAAGAAAAACACCTTAGCGCCAAACGCGTGGTCCGCGGGGACGGTGTCGAGCAGGCCGCGCGCGACGCCGGCGATGGAGTGGGTGCCGTCGAGATTGAGCGTCGGCGTGGTCCACGCCAGGATCTCGTTATCGATCATGCAGAGATTCTTGCCAGCCAGGAAGTCGGCCGGCGCCGCGGCTGCGAGCGAGTCGAGGTCGACGCCGCTGGCTGCAGAGAGAACGAACCCGGTGGAATCGAACGCCGGCCCGCCGGCGGCATACGCGGCATTGAGTACCCCGACGGGACAGAACTCCGACAGAATCCCGGAGTCGGTGAACCCGGTCCCGGACTTGTTCCAGATCTCGAAAGACTTCTCAGGAAGCGCGGGATCGCGCGCGGCCATCGCGAGCGCATAAATGCCGAGCGGGAGCGATGCGCTCTCGACGAGCAGGTACGGAAGTTCCACGAGCTGCTCGGCCGAACATGGAGTGGCGGCGCCGGCCGGGTTCACCCAACCAGACGCCGGCGGAGCGACGAACGCCACGCTGTTAATTCCGAAGATGTCCTCGACGGCGTCGATGCTGATCTTCCCGTCGGTGAGCTCGCCATAGCTGATGCGCGTGATGCGAAACACCTGGTTCTCGACGCCGAGAGGAATCCAAGTGAACCTGAAGACCCCACCAGGCCGGAACTGCCAGGCGGTGCGGTTCGCCACCAACTTGATCTTCGCCAGGGGATACGTCAGCGTCTTCAGAACGCGCATCGCCACGAGGCCCGCTGCGGCCTCGGAGCTCAGTCCCTTGAAGTCGATAATTTGTGGACGGACCTCTCCGGTGACTGAGATATTCGCCGGGTCGTAGGCGCGGATCGTCCGGTCATTGAAGTTCGCCTCGCGCGAGGTATAGCGAACGTTGAGCACGTTGCTCGTCTCGCTCCACGAGCCACGCGAAAAGTCCGGCGTCGCCAGTACGTTGTCGACGGTCAAGAGCGGCAGAGTCGACGGATCGTAGCCGCCGCGCGCGAGCACGATGGTGAAGAGGCCCGTCGCCGGGTCCGTGTAAATCAGGCCATCGCAATGCCGGAGGATCTCGCCGACGAGCTGGTCCGCCGTAGCCTGCGTGTCGAACTGCATCGATATGCCGAGGCCCTCGGCAGCCAGGGTGACCGCCGCGGCTTCAAAACTTGCTGCGTTCATCCGCACCGTCGGAATGCCGAGACCGTAGTCGACGTTCGTGAGCGCCTCGTAGACGGCGAGCGCCGGGTTCGCGTCGCCGGCGATGTTGGCGATGCTCGGCCCTTGAGAAAGCGGATCGGGACAACGCCGCACAACGAACGCGAGCGGCTTCAGGTAGTTCGAGGTCCCCACATAAAGCTGCTTGAAGACCGCGTAGCACTTCCCGCGGTACGCGGACGCGACGTGCGAGTGCTGCGTCACGATGACGAACTGGTCCCCCGGGGCGAACTGCGTCGAGCCTGTCGCGATGAGGACGTTAATCCGGTTGCAGGAAAAGGCCTGGTCCGCCCAGCATCCAAAAGATGCATCGCTGTTTTCCGTGCTGTTGCTCTGCGAGCCGGAGACGGAGCCCACCACGGAAAACTTCATTTTCTGGAACGTACCGTGCAGCGGGTTCGCGTCGATGCCGATGGCGGTGATAGTGAACGTTTCGTCGAGCGCGCTGCTGCCGGCGGAGAGCGAAGTGATCGTGCCGTTCCCTACGCCGTGGAAGTCGCTGCCGATTCCCGACTGGTCGGTGACGATGCGGTTCTGCTTCGCGCTGAGATAGTCGTCCGGCTGCTGCGTTTCGAGGCCGCGGTAAAAATTGATGATCCCGGAGATGCCGCCGCCGCCGCCCGGAGCGGTACCGCCAAAAAGATTTATGCCGGCCGCGGTGACCTGGATGTAGTTCTCGCTCCCGGCGCCGTTGGTGATGACCGCGGTGGTTTTCGGAATGCTCTTAACGTCCGCCTGAATGTCCACGAGCGCGTCGACCGGCCCGTGGCACAGCATGAACTGGCATCCGAGAAAATACTCGTAGCCGCTGATTTGCGTCCGCCCTAACGCGAGGATTCCGCCGCCGGTCTTTATGGCCCAGGACCGGAGATCTCCCCACCAGACCGTGTTCCCTCCCTTGATCATGCAGGTGCCGAAGACCACGGGGATCGCGCGGCCTTCTTCGGCCGTCGGAACGGAGAAGTCCCCGAGCGCCGATGGCTGCGGCCCCACGGGATGCGGGGACAGCAAGACACCCACCACGGTCGTCGCGACGAAGAGCAGCAGCAAGAGCCAGAAGAAGACGTCACCTCACATTCAGCGAGCTCACCCTACGCTCGCGCTGCCATCGAACGGGTTCACCGTCGGAATCAGATCGAACCCGAGAAAACTGATCGTCCGCCCGTAATGCGCGCACGCGGAGAAAGTCAAGGCACAGCCGGCCGTCCCGCTCACGGTCGCGCCGGCCTCGAGGCCTGTGACCGGCGAAATGAGCGTCACCGTTGCGCCGGCGTGAGCGACGATCATGCGGAAGTCATCGCCGACTTGCAGGTAGCCGGCCTGCAACGTGTCCGGCAGCGCGGCAAACGCGGGGATCGTCAGTACCGTTCCTGTCGAATCGATCGCGGTGACCGTGCCGACGTAGGTGTGTGCCGAGAGATCCGCGCCACAGCCGGCGTCGCCGAAGATGTGCGAGCACGGCGCCTGGTAGAGCTGCTGCGGAATTTTCCGCTGCAGCAGGTACTGCGCGGAGTTGCAGGTGAGCTCGCACTGGTCCGTGAAACGCGCCGAGGCGATAGCTCCGGTGAAAAGGACCACGGTCTCGATGTCGGCGTAGTGCGAGCCGAAGACCGTGATGGCGATCGGCGATGATGGCAGGTAGGGGATGAGCAGCCTGGCGAGCGGGTGGTCCTTCGGAATAAAGACTTTGATCTGACCAGAGACGACTTCGTTCGACTGCTCGACGCCGGTGCGCGAGATCGTCGACGGCGCGTACAATTCGCCCAAGTAGGTGATCGGATTCTCGGCGCTCGTGAGCGCGAACGAAATTCCCGTGCCCTGGAAGAGATAGAGCTCGTAGGGTTGCGCGCCGGACCCGGATTGCTCGAGAGCGTCGAAACTCACGGGACCTCCCGCGGAACTTCCTGCAGCGCGAGCAGCGCCTCGGCATGGTCCGCGCTATCCCACTTGATCGACACGCGGTCGGCCTCGAGCCGCACGAGGGTGAGAAACGAGACCATGGTGCTGGCGGCCGGGAAGATCTTCCCCGTTAGCGCCTCGAGCGTGAGAGTCTCGGTGCCGTCGCCGTTGTCGACGGCGCCGGTGATTTTTCCGTACACGTTCCCGGAACCATCCATAGGAATGAAGGCGATGAAACGCCGTGCCTCCGAGGGAAAGAAAAATCGCGAGTAAAACTCCGATCGGATCTTGATGCCCGTGTCCGTCGATGAGACGTCCTGAGCTAGCACCAGGTCCTGGTCCCACGTCGGAATCCAGAACGGAATGAGCTGCCCGAACCGCCGGAGAATGAACGCGCGGAACGCGGTGACCGTCGGATGAGTGTCCAGCCACCAGGGGAACTCCTGGCCCACGAGCGCCGTGCCGCCTTTGTCGATGACTTGAATCGGCCCGACTTTCGGATCGATGGTCACCATCGACCGCTTATAGCTTCGCTTGAGCGGCGACTTCGCCCAATTCGGCGGGATCTCAAGGACGTCAAAGCCTTTGAACTGCGTCGGCGAGGTCGCCGGAGCCGGCGCCGGCTGGCCGGCCTCGCCGATGAAGTTCAAGTCCACCTGGTCGATTTCGCTGCTTTGCCTCGAGACGTCGACCGCGGACGGCAGCCGGCAGAGAAAGACCGGAATGACGCGCGTCTGCGGTCCGCCCTTCCATGCGAACAGTGTCGGAGAAGAGACCGTCAGCGAATTAGTAGCCACGCTCAGAATGGACAGCGCCTCGAACGTGAACTCGTCGACCCAGATCGCCGCAAGACCGCCCGCGGCGAACTGGCGGTCCGCCGTGGACACGGGGATTACAAACGTTCCGGCCGGGACGTCGGAGAGCAGCGGCTGCGCGTCCGGCCACCAGGGGACGCCAAACGGCTGGTTCTGCCAGCCCCAGATGAGCGACTCCATGCCGGCAGCGTCGCGCGCGTTGAGCGTGAGTGCGCGGTAGCGCATCGCGCGCCGCGGCAGTTGACGCAGTGCCCGCCGCTGCTCGTTGTCCGAATAGGAGCGGAGCACGTCCGTGAAGTACTCGACCGTCTCCTCCATCCCCTCGCCCCACTCTGGCGCGATCGAGAAGAGTACGATGCGAGCGCCTGTTACTCGAAGGTCAGCGACCATGCCGCTGAGAAAAACGAAGACCAGGTCCTCGCTGATTTGTGCTGGTCCCACGCTCGGGACAGTCGCCTGGTAGATGTAGGAGTCGAGCGCCGCGAAGATCAGCGGCTCGCCGTGGGTGTCTGCGAGCGTGAGACCGCCGGCGCCGGTGATGGTGATGGATTCGAGGGTCTGATCCGAATCGCGGAAAGTGTTCCACACCTCGACTGGGAACTGCGTCGCCGAGAGAACGAACCCTAGCGCCTTCACGCCCGGAATGACGATGACCTTCTCGAAGAGCTGCCCGCCGAACGTTTCGACACGCTGGCCGGCGTGATCGTGATGCGCGATGGAAACGGCTGGCTGCCGGACACCGGCGCTCGCAGCCAGCGGGTAAGATCCCAGACTCAATGTGAGAGCGCCGGCGAACACCGCCGCGGTGATGTCCGACGAACGGTTCGTCGGATCCAGCCCGCCGGGAAATGAAACCTTCTGTCCTGCGAAATCGGCCATCGGACTCCTACTGCTTCACGACTGCGAAGTTCGGGAAGATCTTGTACGTGGTCCCGCCGAGCACGTATTCATCGGCGTTGGAGAACCCGTTTCCCACGGCGTTCGTCGAAAAAACATTCGGCACCGTCCCGAGCATCGAGTAGCCCGTGGTTGTGCCGTCGCGCAACGCCCACAAGATGATCGGGAGCAGGTTCGCGCGGCCGTCCTGCTCGCTGGTTTGCTCGTACTGAAACTGATTGCTCCCGGCGCTCGAGGCGTAGACCGGGAAGTTAGGCTTCATGGCAGTGTTCTTGCCGCGAACCGAAGTGTCGCCGGCCTTTCCTGTGTATCCCGCATCCGCGGAGTCGACGCCGTGGATGCCTATCCATTTTCCAGTCCAGGAGTCCACGTCGACGCGAACGAACGCGACACCTCCACCGATACCGTCCTGGTTCACGCCAGGAGAATCGGAGCTGATCGTGAATCCCGGAGTGTTCGCTCCGGCCGCCACGTACGTCCAGTAGCCAGCGCACGAGCCAAAAAAATAAGGACCTCCCGTGTAGCTTCCCTCCTTCTGAATCGAGAGCCCCCATCCGATGTGAACGTAGAGACCAGGAGTCTTCTCGATGACCACGACGATGTTGTCGGCGGTCGAGTCCGCAAAAAAATAATAGTTAGGGAACGGACCCGGAGTGAGCTGCGCGCCTACGCCGACAGGGAACGTGGAACTCCCGAGTGGACCGCCGGCCTGATTGTTGAATGGCTGGGTACCGTCGAACGCCGTGCCTGTGTACATCTGGACGCTGTAATGCAGAACCGGGTTCCCCACCACATGCCACGGCCCGGCTTCATTCTCTCCGGCGCGGAGATGTACGTAGTTCGCATTGTGGTGAAGCGAGGCGGTCCAGCCGGCGCCTTCGACCGCGCTGCGGTCCTGCGTCCAACCGAGACTCACGAGCCAGGTCACGATCTGCTTCACCAGATCGGTTGAGGAGCTCGCGCTGCCGGTTTGATAGCTCATGGATCTCCCCCTAACTCAGGCGCACCGCGAAAAAGTCCGCCTTCGTGTTGCGGAAGACGTTCTGCACCACGAGGTACGGAATCCCTTTGACGGTGACGGTGTTCTCGGACCCTTGGGAGAATCCGCTCGTCGCGTGGACACCGTCGAGTTCGCCGTACACGTTCGGAGTGTTGTCGAATAGAACGACGGGGAGCAGCGGGTATCCGCCGTCAAGATTTGGCCGCCAGTCGCAGAGAGCGGCCTGGTCGACATACGCGAACGGCCACACTTGCCCGTAGGCCGCCTCGGACGGACTGATATCGAACCCTCGCCAAGATCCCGAAGCGAGCCGAAGCTTAAGAGTGCTCACGTCCTCCGGCCCTATCTGGACCGCGTAGGGGATTGCGAAGTTCCGCATCTCGCCCCCCGTGTAACTCCAGCGCCACGACGGACTCGTCGTCACTGGCTCGGTATAGAACGCGAGGTTTCCTCCGACGATGAGCGGGTAGGGGAAAGACCCCGGAGCCATGTAACTGGCCAGGAAACCCACATAGGCCGTGACGTACACCGTCGAGACCTTGGCGACGACGATCACGCGCCGGCCGTTCGCGACAATCCAGTACGGAATGGAGGAGTTCCAGAGCGTGAGCACTGGCGAAGAGTGAGCCTGCGCCGCGCCGCCGACGTAGCCTGGCTGCGCGTTGAAAGCTGCAGCGGAGTTGTACGAGCTGAATCCGCCGAGCCGCCAGTTGTAGTAATCGGTGGGGACATCCGCGAAAGTCTTGGCGCCGACGATGATCTGATTGAGGCCGCCGTTCCCCGGAGCTTGCCAGATCATCTCCGAGCCGGCCACGCGCCGGAGCGAAGTCCACGGTGGGCACACGGCAAACGTGAACATATCGCCAGAGACGAACGCCGTCCCGCCGGCGGTGATGGTCAAATTCGCTTTTGTCGAAGTGAACGCCGTACCGACGGTGCCGGTACCGAGCGAGCCGGAGACAGATCCCACCACACCGAAATGCGTCGCGTCGGTGAACGTGACGGTGATCGTTTCGGCGACGCCGGCGGATCCGCCGAGCGCAGCGATCGTGCCGTTCCCCGTGCCAACAAAAGCTGGCGTGAGCGCCATGCCGGTCGCCGTCAGAAACGTGTCGAGCGTATTCAGCAGATCGGCGTAGTCGGTCGCGGTTCCAATTTTCAGAGACATCTAAGAGCTCCTCGAAAGCGCTTTCCCCGCGGCCTTCGGATTGTTGACGAGATGTTGAATGATGATATTTGCCGCCGCTTTAGAACTGAGGTGTTTCAGAACCAGTCCCTCGTCGAGACTGATTCCGAGATTGATGTTCGAGTCACCTCCGCCTTCGCCGCCGGCGGCGCCGCCCACGAGACCGCCCTCGGCGAACCTGCCGAACTCTGGCCGCGCGAACTCTGGGAGCTCTATGCCGCGATTGATCTTTTCAAGTCTGTGAGCGCCGAACGAGGCGACCGCGGCCGCGTTCAAGATGTACTCGCCGGGAGAAACGCGCGCGTGGATGGAGTCGGACTTCGGACCGCCTTGTCCCTGGATGAGTCCGCCCTCGGCCGCGCCGACACCGTCGCCGACAGAGCCGCCGCCGGAGAACCCGCCCGCAGCCTTCAAAAGTTTTGTGACGATGAGCTGGATGTACATCTGAGCGATGATCTTCGCGATGGAAGAGACCACACTCGAGGCCAGGTTCCTGAACGCCAGGCCGACGTTCTGCGTCCCCTGGAAAAGCATGTCGAAGGCGCCCGACAGCCCGGTGGTGAGAGATTCCTGCACGCCGGCTCGTAGAGTTTTCATTTGCTGGCCGGCGGTGTCCGTGGCCGATTTCATTTTGTCGAGACTCTTCTGGTAATCGGCGGCCTGCGCGATTTGCTCTTCCGTCGTCGCGTTCTCCTTCATCTGGTCGGCGATGAGCTGCAGAGCGGGGAGTTGCTGCCGGTAGAGGTCCAGGATCTGCTGGTCCGCCTGGAGCTGGAACAGTTTCCCGTCCTGAACTTTATTCTCGATGCCAGCTTTCTGGTCCTCGAGGAGCTTTAGCTTCGCGGAGCTGGCCGTCTTCTCGTCGGTGAAGGTGGCCTCGGCCGTTTTCACCGCGGCATAGTGCGCGAGTTCCTTGTCGATTTGTTGCTGCGACTCGCCCGCCTGCGCGAGGATGATTTGGAGCTTCTGCTGCTCGATGGCGATTTCCTGCTTCGCCACCTCGAGCGCGTTGTGCTGCGCGGCGTCGATGAGCTTGTGAAACTCCAGAATTTTTAGCTGGTTCTCATTCGTGGCTTTGAACTGCTCGGTGTTCAGCGCCTGGATCTTCGTCCCGGACTCTGTCTGGAGCACGGCGATCTTCGTTTCGAGCTCGTCGACTTTCTGCAGAGAATTGAGACGCTGCGCCTCTTGCTTGTCGGCATCTTTCGCGTTCCCTGCCTTCGCGGCTGCGTCCCTGGCGGCTGCTGCCTTCGACGCGGCTTTGTTCGCAGCATCGAGGCCAACCTGTATGGCCGCGATCTCGGCCTGGCTGGCCTGTAGAACCTCTGCGCGACGGTTGGCAAAGTATTTGCTCAGAGACGTCAATCCTGCGTCGTAATTTTCCTTCTCGATCTGAGCTATCTGAGCGGCCTCAGCGCGTTTGATTTCAGCCTGGTCCTGGGATTGTTTCTCGAGCAGCGAGAGCGCAGCCTTCGCCGCGGCATCGCTCGGCGCAATCTCTCCGCCAGCGCCCTCGCCGCCGGCCGGCGGCTTGGTCGGCGCGCCTCCGGTACCGCCGCCGAAAACATCTATGTTCGCTTTAGCTTTCGCGTCCTCGAAGGCCTTCTGGATTCCCGCGATCTTCGTCGCGGCGTCCTTCGCTGCTGGATCTTCCGCCAGCGTGAGCGATCCGGCTGTCACGGCGCCGCCAATTCCTCCGTACATGTACCCCTTGATCGCCTCCCACGTCGCCTTTGCGACGGTCTTCTTGTGATTCATCGCGAATTCCCATTCGACTTCCATCTCAGCGAGGATCTCAGCGGCTTTCTGACCGTCGACGATGAGCCCGTAGGTCACATCTTTGACGAGGTTTCCGATCTCCTCGCCCAACTGCTTAAACCCTTTGTTCGAACCGCCGCCGTCGATGGCTTGCATCATCGCGCCGGCGGCGTCGGTGATCGCTGGAATGAGGCCGACTTCAAATTGCGTGGCAGCGCCCTCCGCTTCGCCCTTCAGGTCCTCAATCTGCTTTTTCATCGCGAGGATCGAGGCGGCGGTCTTGTTGTCGAACAGGAGCCCCATCTTCTGGGCTTCTTCCTGTACCTTGGCGAAACCGTCGCCGGCGAGCGACTTAAAAATAGGGAGCGCCTCGGCGCCGCCGCGGCCGAGCAGTACCTGCGCGAGCGCCGCGCGGTTTGTTCCTGCTGCCATTGCCCCGAGGCTGTCCACGACGAGCTTTATTCTCTGGTCGGTATTCAGGCCCACGAAATCCTTCGCGGAGAGGCCGAGCTGCCGGAACGCCTGCACAGATTGCGAGCTTCCCTGCTGAAGCGAAAGAATGGACTTCGAGAGCTTGACGAAACTTTTGTCGACAACCTCTACGGAAATACCGAGATCGCCCGCTGCCTTGTGGAACACTCCAAGCATTTGGGCGGAGGCTCCCGTGATCTGCGAAGCGCGCGCGATCTGCGTCGCCGAATCGAAGACGCTTTTTCCGAACTCGACGAGCTTTAAGGCCGCGGCGCCGACGGCAATTCCTTGGAACGCTCGGGAGAGACTCATCGAGCTCGAGGCCGTATCGTCCTGCTGTTTTTTCAGGTTTTTGAGCTGGCTGGTGAGCTCCTTAATCGCGGCAGACACGCCGGTGTCTTCAGCGGTCAGTTTGACTTTGATCTCAGGAGCGTCGGCCATCGGTTAACTCCGTAGAATCCGCGGAAGCCTCGGCGGATCTGTCTTTCTTCGTTGGTGCGGAGCCAGCGCGCTCCACACGAGCAATTCCATCTCGTAGTTCCGCCGCGCTCCGGCTCTCAAGTACTCGAGGTACGCGAGCAAGAGATCCCGCAGCGGCCACTCGAACATTTCGCGAACCCGGCCGGCGTCGTGGCGCGCGACCTCGCGAATCATCCCCGAGAAGTCTCCGAAGTCGACGGAGCCGCGTTCTTTGTAGGGGGGACCTTTGCGCTCCGGCTCGAAGACTTCTGGGAAGTCGTCGATGATGGTCTCCCTGATCGAAAAAAACCGATGACGAACCCCACGATTTCTCTAAGCATCGAGAGCTTCTCCTCGGGGTCGGTGATCACCGCGAACCGCGCCGCGTTAGCGTCCGCGTCCTTGCGGTTCCAGTCCTTACCTTCTTCGGTGAGACAACCGGCCAGGATGTAGTGCTCTTGGCCGGAGAGCAGGATTCGAGTGAGGAGGTCTTCCGCGCGCGTTTCAGACGAGCGGTTCACACCGTCGAGGTCTGCCAGGATTTCGACCGCGCCGGCGGCCCGGACGTGCGCGAGGATGTAATGGTCTTGGCTTGCGGTGAGAGCTTCGGTGATGCTGCGGAACTTCCTGCCGTCGAGCGTGATGGTTTCGAGCATTCATCCTCCGGGACGGGATCGCCGCCCGCTGACTGCGATGAGGGGAGCCTCGTTGGAGGAACTCCCCTCGGCACTTCTATGGCCCGTCTTCCCGTTGCCGGGCGCGCCAGACCCTAGAAGAACGTGTACTCGTAGAACGGGGACGTCGGATGGTTCGCCGTGTCATCGAGAATATTTCCGTCGAGCGTCCAGTTCCCGTAGTCCTCCGTGATCAGACCGAACTGCCCGTTCGGATTCAGGTTCACGCGCCAGATGTCACAGCCGATTTTCTGGCCGTCGACCGGATCGGGAACGAAAAGGATGTGACCCTGAACGAACGGCACCGAGGCGCCGGCGACCTGGTCGAAGTTCCCCACGAGCGTGTGGTAGGTGATCGTCACCGCGTGAGTCGAGATGCTCGAGCCGGCGGGGATGTAGTACAGGTTCTGCACTAGGTCCACCACAACGTAGTCCGTGCCGGCCACTAGGACGACGGCGTTCGACGTCAGCACAGGCGGAGTCGCAGGATCGGCATTCATCTGCGCCGCGCGAAAATACCGGCCGATCGCGTTCGGAGCTTGCGCCGTCGAGATGAGCGTCTCGGCCGTGACCGTCTGCACAGTTTGAGCGAGCGTCGTTTTGCCGGCGCTCATCTGTGCGATGGCGACGTGCGACGCGGAAAAGTCCGTGCCCGTGATGGCGATTTTCGGCTGGCGCTTTTTCACCGCGGTCGCGATGAGCGTCACGTTTCTGTTCAGCGACTGGTAGAGCTCGGCGATGTCGTCCTTCAGGTCGAGCTCGAACTTGGTGCAGTTCCCGAGATGCTGAAGACCCGTGGGTAGTCCTGTAACCGGATCGAAACGGTCGAGCAGGATAGACCCCTTGCCGAGCATCGGGACGTGCGGAATTGGATACGAAATCGGCTGCATATTCCCTCCCTTAAGACTTTGAAGTCGGATCGAGCCTGCTCGTCCGGTACCTGATGGTGATGCCCCACTTCGCCGATGCGACCGGAACGTCTCCCTCGCGGGAAGCCCACACCGTTCTGCCTTCCTCGACGCCGTTCGCGAGACCTCCGAACTGTTCGTTCGCGAGCACCGTCTGTGCCGCCCACACGAGCACGGGATCTAGCGCCTCGTCCGGTGAGACGCTTGTCGAGCCCTGCGCCCGGCATTCCAGCGCCACAGATAACTGCCGCTCGGTGAGCGGAGCCTTGTAGGTCTGTCCTGCCAAAGGTTTTGGAACGTCGTCGTCCGCGTAGACCATGATTGCCGGCAGCGAATCGATCTCTATCGGCCGAGTTCGTTCCCGGTGAACGGTGAGTCCAGAAGGACTCCCGGAGCCGCCGGCGGAGAGAGCTGCCACGAGCGCAACCATGATCTGTTCGCGAATCGACGTCGGCATTTCTTAAGCGCTCCACGCTGTGATCGAATCATCGTAGACTCCTGCATACAGAGCCTGACCCACGCCGCCAATGCGCGCGTTTCGATTCGTCCAGTACTGCAGGAGAAACGCCTTGATGTTCGCGACGGCGAGGCCCACAGGAAAAGAAAAGGTGTTCTGCTCTTCCTGCACGCTGCCGTTCTGGATGGCGGTGTTCTCAGCCCCGCTGGCGCCAGGCCATACGCTGCCGCTGATCTGCGCCTTCGCGCCGCTCGAGATGGGAAACCAGAACGCGCAGGACACGTTCAGCATGATGTTGTCCGCGGCCGCGCCCAGGATGATGATTTGCTTCGCCATTTTTTACGCTCCTATGTTCCTGCTCCCACCAGCGCCCGTTGCGCGCCTCCAGGGGCGCCCTTGAAGGTCGCGATCACGTCCCCGTACGCGCCGCCGTCTCCTGTGTACGTGGCCGCGTATGTCCCGACAGAAGAAGTGATTCGCCACTCGTCGTATTCGCTCCCCTCTGTGATTCCTTGCGTCCAGCCAGAGCCCACCGTCGGGTTTCCAGAGTTGTCGACACCGTAGCCGTACAAAAACTCGCTGGCTAAAGTCGTCGTCACGTTCCCGCTGGTCATCGAAGCAGAAGTCGCCGCATTGGTGTTCGTCTGGTCCAGTGGATTCGCTGCGAGGCCGGATACTTCGTGGCAATGAACACGGCTTGTAGACGGTGATTGCCCCGTCCACGTGATCTTCACTGCATCTGTTCCGCTCCCATTCAAGGCCTTTATATAAAACACGTACATCACGCACTGAGAGCCGCCGACAGTCATGCGGAAGGGACCTATTGCGGTTGACCAGGAATTGCCTAAGGTGTCAGAAGGCGTGGCGATTCCGAGGCCGCCGTCGGAGTATCCAAAAATTCCGCAAATAATCGTGTTCCCTTTGGTGACTGTTGCGTTGCCTGTCGTGGCACTGCCGAGACCTCCGCTGACGTTAGTGCCGAATTGTTGGACGTGGGTGATCATCAGACCTCCACGTACGTCAGGCAGCCGCCGACTGCGACGGCTCCCGAGAGATTGATGTCCAGAGCTTCGCCTGACACCGTTTGAAAAATTCCGACGGGGCAAAACGGTTCCACCCATCCGCCGTTCGCCGCGAGGTAGTAGAGCCCCGTCAGATCGGTCGGCGTGACGTGAGATTGAAACTTCACGTTCACCGCGCCGTTAGCCACGAGCGAAAGACGAAGGACGCGGAGCCTCTTTCCAGCGACCGCCGCTAATACGTTGGTGACTCCCGATGAAGAGGCCACGATGGTCACGAACTTCGGCGTGAGCGCCGTCGTGCCGTTGAAGATCGTGCTGGTTTCTTGCGGACTCGAAGTCTCGCCGATGAGGTTCGTGCCCGCGGGGATCGCCGGGAGCGATGCGAGAGAGACGGGAGACGTAACGCCAGAGGGATCTACTTTCAGCGCGTTTGTGAGCGCCGGCTGGTCTGTGGCGAGCACCACGCGTTGGGTCCCCGCGGACTTGTTGCCGGAATTCGTGTCGACTGCAGTGCCGCCCACCTGAGATTCGTTTACCTGAACCTTCGCCGCCGTCACCGCCCCCGCTACCGTCGCGAGATTTCCGCCCGTCTCTAGCGCGAGGGTGGACGTGTTGAGATTCGTTCCAGCATTCGCCGTGACGGTGCCGCTCACTGGCTGCGTTGCTTGCCAGAACGTCCCCGTGACCGCTAGACCTCCAGCCAGCTTGTCGTAGATCGAGCGTAGCCATCCGCGAATCCCGGTCCCAGGAATCGTCGGCGGAGCCGCGCCGTCCGTTCCGTCTTGCGCTGCGAGTGCTGGCAGGTCTGGCGTGACTTTGATTTTTCCGCCCGTCACCGTGCCGGCCAGCGTGTCTAAATCCGTTTTTGCTCCTGCAAGATTTCCGCCCGTCTCCAGAGCAAAACCACTGATCGGCGCTGGCGGTGTGAGAGCTGCCACTTGCGCTGCAGTGAGAACGACTGGCATAGATCCGGCCGCAAGCGCCTGGCCCTGTGAAGGAATTTTGTCGACGTCCGCTTTGATTGCGGCGAGATTTCCGCCCGTCTCAAGTGCAAGGGTGGACGTGTTCAGATTCGTTCCCGCGTTCGCCGTTACCGCGCCTGTCACCGCTGTCGACGGTGCTGAATCGACAATGACGTGACCGATGACCGCGGAACCTGCTGGGAGCGCATCCGGCGTGACTTTTACTTTTCCCGCCGCGACCGCGCCCGCAAGCGTATCGAGGTCCGCCTTCGCCAGAGCGAGCGTCGCTTCCGTGGATGCGCCGGCCGGAAGAGGCAAGGCGGCCGCCGAAACGGGAGAGGTGACGCCGGATGGATCGACCGGAACGCGCCCCGAAACGAGCGTGGGCATGCCGGAAACAATCGCGCTGAGGTCTGTGTTTTCCGTCGTCTGGTTCGCGGAAGTCGCTCCGCCTGGTATGAAGGTCATGAAAGCACCCACGACGAGATGCCATCGGCAATCAGATCGACGGAGACTCCTTGGTCGTCGAAGGTGATGCTGGTGTCGAATTCGAGCAGGTCGGAACCAGTCCGCGCGAGGGTGACCATGTTGCGATCCGATGAAACCTTTTTCACCGTAATCCGCTTATTGGCGTTCGCGGATGAAGCCGGGATCGTGATCGTGACCGGACGGGCAGAGGAGTCGACTAGAACGAAGTCGTTCGCGACCGCGCTGTAGTTGCTCGATTTCTCGACCACATTCATGTAGTCACCACTGCCTGCGTTCGCCACGGTTGGCGGACCGTTTCCAAGCAAGAGCTTTGTCAGTCCACCGTCGCTCTCGCGGAGCCGCTCGCGAATCGTGAAGTTCCTGGTTCCAAGCACCACCACGGCCTGGCCGATCTGAATGCCAGGAAAAGCGGACGTCTGAATCGTGAGGGTCGTCGCCGTGGCCACTACTTCGCCGCGGTTGACGTCCTGCACGAGGATCTGGTCCGCCTCGTCGAGCAAACCGATGCCGGCCACGCCCCCGACGGTGACCGCGATACCCATGTCTGCCATCAGAGCGGGGATATCGGAGTCGCCGAAAGCGGGAGCAGTGGACGGCGCCGGCATTTAGGACTTGGTGACCGTCGGCGATTTCCCGGCGGCCGGCCTGGTGTGCGTTTCGGGGCCGTGGATCATCTCCCCGGTGTCGGGATCGCGGTGCTCTGTCGGAGCCATGCGATTCCCCTGCGTTCCGACGCGCCTCGGGTCCTTCGGTTGGCCAGGCTGCGGAGCAGCATCGCCATGATGGACCGCGGAGCCTTCGCCCACGAGGCGGTGGGCAAGCGGCCGTGGCACCTCGTGGACCGACCCCGCATCCGCGGGTGCGCCGTCCAGCACGATGGATCGCGTGAGCTTGATCGGAACCGTTTCTGCGTCCCGCATCCGTTCTCGTTTCTCTTTCTCGTCGGAAAGAAAACCAGGCGATTCCCGTCGGGGATCGAGCTCGTCCGGGGCGATCCGGCTGGTTTCGCCGGCGCGGGTCACGTTCTCATCGGACCTGCGAGCAGCAGCCTCTTCGTTTCTTTCTTTGTTCGTACTCATTGAGACCTCCGTCTCTTTTGCGGACCGCCGCGCCTACGCGCGGGAAGAAGGTGAGCGAAAAATTACGCGACGATGACGTCGGTGGCGATGACGAACGCCGGCGGGTAGAGAATCGAAACGTCGGCCATCATAAAGGTGGTGAGCTCGATCATCCCCTGCTTCTTCAGGCGATACGGATCGACGATCAGTTCAAATCCGCTGCCCCACATGCTGATGATCATCTGCTCGAAGATGCCGCGAATCAGGGTGTGCAGCGTCGCGCCGCTCGTCCCCTTCGTGGTGTTCTTCTTCAGTTGGTTGGACGACGCCGCGGGATAGCCGTCGACGGTATTGTCATTCGCCCAGATCGGCAGACCGATGGTGTTTCCCAGTTGCGCGGTGCGCTTCAGTTTGGACTTCACGCCCGGCGTGGTGAGCCACGCGCCGGCGCCTAGCTGGTCGGTGTTCGCGTCCTCAAGCTTCTCGTTCATGAGCACGATGTCGTCCCATGTAGGCAAGCCGCCGTTCGCGGAGTCCGCAATCATGACGTAGGCCTGCACGCCGGTCGTGCCGGCGATGCCCGTCGGCTGGTTCGTGCCGCCACCGATGAGCGCGACGCTATCAATGGCCAGCGCCTGGTCGCGCGCGAGGTCTTCACGCACGAGCGAGTCGACGTCGACAACGGCCTGAGCCAGCAATTGCCGCGAATAGCTGGTCGAAGACTGATAGGTGTGCGGAGACGCCAGGATGGAGCCGAGCGTCAGAGCGGAGTCCGCCACGTCGGTGCCGGGATTTTCACCCACCCACGAGCCGGTCGCTTTCCCGGTCTGCTTTGGATAGGAGACGTTCTCCCTGAGACCCGTGATAGTTCGCGCGCCGAGCTGCTTTACGCGCATGGCGTTGTAGAGGAACTTGATGAATTCCCCCGCCTCGGTGAACTTCAATTCCGCGCCGGCCGTCGCGGTCGCCGAGTCCAAACCCGCTCGGGATTTCATCCGGTCGCCGAATAGCTCCTGCAGCTGCGGCGTCCAGACGTGGCGGAGACTCCACGGCACGAACAACCCACCGTGCCGCTCGCCTTTCCAGTTCTTCTCGATGTCCTCCGAGATCTCCGTCTCGAGAGATTTCACCTTGCGCGTGCCAGTCTCGATGTTGGTGATCGAGGCCATGATCCCGCGCGCCAGGTTGTACCTCTTCTGCTCGTCGTCGGTGAGCTCCACGCGGTCCTGGTTTTCAGCCGGGGCCTGCGTGAGCGGCTTCGCGCCGCGCTTGGTGACTTCATCGAGACAGTGGCGCGAGAATGCATCGACGGACTCGCCGTCAGCGATTGCTTTCGCCACGCGTTCCTGATCGATGTTGTGGACCTTGCCGAGCCGAATAATTTCAGCGCCGGCGGCCCGTGCTTCTGCAACAGTTGGTTCCACGGTAACCTCCTTAGGATTCGGCTCGGGAGCCGGATTTGCACTTCGAACTAAAACTGGGTACAGCGTGTCTCCTGCCTTGCGTTCGTGGCCCACGGTCAGATCTGCGGGAACTCCGACCGAACTCGCCTCCATCGGCGTCCACTTCGTCGCACGGTACGTCTCGCCTTCCTCTTTCGAGGACTTGTCCAGCGTGTACTCGCTGACCGAGTAACCGACGGAGATGAACCGGCGAATCCCGTCCTGGATGTCCCGCTTAATGGACTGCGCCGGCGCGCTCCGAGAGAACCGGAGTCGACCGCGGAGCTTTTTGTCGTCGCCGACTTTCGCTTTCTCGACGATGCCGATGACCGACTTCGCATCGTGTGAATCGAGAAACGAAAGACCTTTTTTTGCACGGGAGAGATCGATGGCCTCGGGAGAATGGTCGAGGATTTCCTTCCCGAACCACCGCTCCACTGGAGCCTCGGAGGAGATGGAGATGTCAAAGCGGTCCGCGTCCGGCCCGTCGTCTTCGTCCTCGTCCTCGGGATCTGGTTTCTCGCCGGCGTCGGCTTTCTTCTTGCGGCGCTCTTTGCGAGCAAGGCGCTCCTCGTCGGTGAGCACCCGCTTCACCACGGGAACCATTTCCAGAACTTCGAACTCCCTCATCAGCATCGGTAGCGAGTCGCCGAGCTTTTCCTTTGGAGCGCGCTCTGTCAGGTTCATGTTCTCCCCCCAAGTGAAATGAGGCGGCGTGTTCCAGCCGCAGATTTCTTTCCGTCCTCGGCAGCGGTGCCCGCTGCATCCGGGTTGTCTTCCTCGACTATCTGGTCCTTCGGACCCTTGTCGACGATGGGAGCCTTCGCGGTGATCGTGAGCTGCAGGTCGTATTCCTTCGCGAGATCGTCTTCTTCCTTGAGCTGCTCGAAGACTTCCTCGACGTCGCCGCCTTGCTCGGAGATCGCCGCATCGCGCGATGTGAGACCCGCACCGATGCCGAGAATTGTCGCCTGCACGTCCTTGAGCGGGTCGACCCAGACCCATCCGCGTGGCTCCCATTTGCCGGCACAGAAGCGCGCGGGATCGCGGGAGTCGAGCGAGAGAGCACCCGAGAGCAGCGCCATCGAGATCCACGGCTCGAAGATTGGCTGCAGCATCTGCTCCTTCAGGAGCGACTGCAGCATCTTCCACTGGTCGCGTTCGATGAGCAGACCCGAGCGCATCGAAGAGTAGTTGACACCCTCGAGGTCGGATGCGAGCGCGTTGTAGGAGACCCCCATCGAAGACGCGACGAAACGGAGCATGGCCTTCACAAACGCAGGGAAGGCAGACGCAGGATGGTCTGGACTCCACGCCGTAAACTTCAGACCTGGCGGGATCTGCTCGATGACCCCTGGCTGTGCCTCGATGCGGTATTTCGCTTCGTCATTGGGCTCGACGAACGCAGCGGCATCGGTGGACTCTAAGAAGCCCATCTTCGCGGCGCCCGTGCGCGCGGCAATAAGCTCCGCCTCAACGTAACCGCCGAGCATTCGCAGTTCGAACATGCACGGATGGAACCAGGTAATCCCGCGGGTCTGGTTCACGCGCTCGGGATCGTAGAGATGGAGGATCTGGTCCGCCGGAATGCGCGTACGGATAAAAGAGCCGCCGAGATCGGATGGGTGCCTCTCGTTAACGTGGTAGGCGACAGGACGTCCCCACTCGTCGACTTCAACGCCCATACGGATTTCGTTTTGGCCCTTCTCGGCGTAGCGGTTGAAGGTGGGGTCGACCTGATCGGCGTCGATCACCTGAACCGCGAAGCGGTACTTGTTCGGGAACCCGAGGACCTTCCGAACGAAGACCTCTCCATCGGTCGCGATGTTCTTGAGCACGAGAGTCTGGACGCCGCGGAAAGAGAGCTTGCCGTCGACCGTGCAATTCCCAAACGTCCCCCAGTCCTTCCACGCGTCCTCGATTTTTTGGTTGAACGCGGTGTTGAGGGATTTGTCGTTGTTCCGCACCTGAGGCTTGTAGCCAATGCCCTTTTCGCCGAGCACATTCGCCGTGAGGATCTTCAGGTAGGACTTCGCGACGGGATTATTTCGGGACAGTTCGCGCGCACGCGCGCGAAGCATTCGAATGTTCCCTTTGATTTCCTGGTCGGCCGAGAGGATCGAGGCGACCCAGTCCATCGTCAGGCGGCCGCCCGCCGCGCCGTGGAACACGGTGAGCGAGCGCTTCCCGGAAAACAGATTGGAGAGTTTGCGTAACCAGTTAGGCGTCTTCATCCACCCGAACCAGTGTTGTCAACGAACGTCGGCGGGAAGTTCGGCGCATCGTCCTCGAGCGAAAATTCCACGCGGTACGGGATGCCGAGCTGGCCAGGATGGTTCTGTCGCCAGATCGCCGCCTTCAGTTCGCCGCGCATCGTGCGGAGCTCCGCGAAAGTGTGCCGGGTGACAGAACGGCCGGCAATTTGGTACGCCTGAATGTCTGCTGTGACCCGGCCGGAAAGCACAGCCTCAATCACTGCGAGCGTTTTCTCTTCCCACGTATTGAACGCGCCGGCCGCGGAGCTCGCCACGTTCGCCTTGATGTTGATCACGAGCTCGTCGCCCGTGATGTCGTACGTTTCGCCCGTGAGGGTCGAATCGACCGAGCCATCGTTCACGAGCCGCTCGGCGTAGCGGTAGGGGCCGGGATTCAAAGAGGCGGTGTCGGCGGGAACGAATTCGACCTGGAAGATGCCGTTGACGACCGTGGCGGCTTTGCTGAACTTCTGGGTGAGACCATTCAGGTAGATGGTATAGCTCCATCCGTCCGATGGTGAGAAGTCGTCGAGGGAACGGGTGAACTTGACAGTCGTGCCTGCGGGGAAATGGGCCGGCACGTTAGCGGGGATGTTTGGCGACACTACAGGACAATGCTTGCCTGTTTGCCCGGAGGTCTGTTAGCAGAGACTTACTCAGTTGTTAGTTAAGGCAATGGGAGGAAGGAGCTGCTCCCTGTAGCGCAGGGAGCAGCGATTTAGGGACAAACTGAAAGGCGGTCACAACGAGGGGGGGATGTGCTGCTTCTATTTTACTTCCGAAACCCGAACGCTTCCAGTAGAGAGTTCTCGCTCTTGTGTTCTATTTCACAGCGGATTCGACGGGAAGCGCAGCGACGAATGCGCGGACTCGATCTAGGCATTTGTCTTTGAGCTTCGTCTCATACGTCCCGAATTGCATTTCGACGATCTTTGCGCCGGCGATTTTCTCGAACACTGAACGGCTTACCGGGCCAGCGATGGTGTCGGTTACGACTCCACGGTCAACGTTCCCCTTCATCTTGGCGAAATGCCCCAAGTCAATGCGTTCGCCGTCAACGAGCAGGCGGACGTCGGCGCCGCCGAGGAATTGCCAGTTTGAAGAGTAGCAGGTGATCACAAGAGCCGTGGGATTCGGTCCCGGCGAGAAAAACGCGGACAGATAGATACCGACGAGGTCGTTGGGATGCGCGCTATTGGTGAAGCCCTGCCCGAGGCTTATCTCCTTCATCGACACCATGGTCTTTCCGGTGAACTTATCGACTTGCACCACGATGTTTTTGTCGTTTCCTGCGGCGACCGCGGCGAGCGGAACGAGCAAGCATACCGCAAGTAGAGCTATCCCTGTTTTCATGGCTTTCCTCCATCTGAGTTTAACTCAGGCTTTGACTGCTTGACCGTGACACGGACTTCGGTGATGCGCTTTCCGGCAATGCCCGGACGCGCGCGGATCTGTTTAAGGCCGCGGCTGGCGGCCACGTCGTAACTTCCGGCGTGAACCGTGACGGTCTGCCAGGCCAGGTGCGCCTTCACTTCTGGAAAGAACGCGGTGACGCTAAAGGACTTCACGAGTCGTCTCCTGTGATCTCAATCACGCCGCCAGCGGAAAGAAAGCAGAGGATGCAGACCGGCTTGCCGAGTTCGAGATTTCCCGCTTCGATGACCAGGTCCAGGCCGCAGACCGAGCATGGCGTCCGGCGCCTGTCTATCAGAGTCGCCGGGTCGCGGTATTCCCAATACTTGCAAACGACGAAGCTCATGCGACTCTGAACCGCCGGCGCGCGGCGATGAGCCTGGCACTCACCGCTGAGATGGTTAGCACGCACTCAAAGACAGCGCAGGTGGACATCGTCACGGGATCGCGGAAAAGCACGAGAGGACCTTCGTCCGTTTTTTGGATTCCGACGAACAGCGCGCCCGAGAGTTCGATGATGCGTTCGACTGTTTCTCCTGCGGGGTTCATGATTTCACCGACGGCGCTGTGCGTTTAAATTCCTCGGAGACCAGGCGGGCGAGCACGGCCTTCATGGTCGAATCCGTGTGTACTGCGATAATCTTCAGTTGGCGGCGGACTTCCTTCGTGGTGAGAATCATCGCGGGATCTGTGCCGTTACTGCTTTTGACGATGCGCGGCGTCATCATGATTTCCTCCAGCGCAGGAGACCGGCGAACTTCTGCCA